AGCCTGCATCTGTTCCAGCAGTGTCAATACTGGTATGCTCTGTTGATTTGAAACTCTAAACAGTGCTGTGGCAAAATTTTCGGCGGCCAGTTTGGTGGTATAGATTGATTTAAAAAAACTATAAACAATGTCCCACTCTGACGCATTGACCACTTGTTCAAAGCCGTAGAAGTCGTCAAACACTCGCACAGTGAGATCAATGTTATAATTAGTGTCGTTAACTGTGCTCATGGTTTTGTTGGTCTTTTAGGAAATATCATACCATTGGCCGAGTTGACAGCATTGCGCACTGCTCCTGGCAATGAATTACGCAGTACATCTTGTTTGACAGCTTTAGCATCGTTGCGAACAATGTCTTTCAGCGGAGTTTTCTTCAGAGTTTGATTCACATTGAGTGCCTTCTGTACTGCACCAATTACTCCGCCCAGTGTACCGCTTTGTAAGTCTTCGTATATGCCCACACCTGCATCTATTAGGCCGCCTTGTCCCAACACAGTTGCTTGACTGCCGGGACGAGATATTGAACTCAAAATTTGATCGTAATAGTTAGGATCAGCAAATCCAACCACGTTGGTGTCGGGACGACTTTTACCAATGGCGCCTGAGTAGTACTTTACTGTTTCGTATTTTATTGTCACAGTGTTTGTCATAACGCCATCGCCTTGACTGTAATCGTAGGTGTCGTGCTTCCAGTCTGTTATCAATGGGTTTATCAACACATAAGCAGCAAACTTGTGTTGATTAAGTCCAAAGATTTTGATGTCTCTAAAGAACGGTGGTTTGCCTTCTTCACTGAATGTACCGTCTGTGTAGCTTTCGCCTACATAGCCCCAGTCATTGACAAATCTACCGTTGTTGTAGGTATCTCTTGTGTTGTAGCCGAATCCATTGGGCGTGACCTGTGATTGACCGCTGGTGCCTTTGGTGTTGGGCACACCTTCGTATTTCTGTGCAGGATCTTTGTAATAGTAACTGAAGTAGTTGTACCACATGTTACGAATTAAGTCGCCGCCGTCGTCATTGAATGTTATGGTAACTGGCTGATATTCAATTTTACTCTGCACCAGGCGCTTGCGATTATACTGGTTCATTGTGTCAACAGATACCTGATAGCTGGGCAGGTCAATGGTCTTGACCGACAGGCCGATACTGGCAGCATCGTTGTTGCCAACCATTTGAGCTAAAAACGGTATTTCTGCCGAGTTTAAATTAAAGTAGGTGTGAAAGTTGAACTTGAACCTGGGTGCAAGTTCATATCCGTTCGTACGAAAGGTTTTACTGGCGTGGGTATAATCTCTTAACCCTTCACTGCCAATAAAACCTTTTAAAAAGTCTTGTCCGAAACTCATTCGGTTGTTTAGGTGGGTACGGCGCCGCCACCGGTAATTGTACCCAATGTGCCGCCGATTATACTGCCCAATGTGCCAACACCGCCTGGTGTGCCATCTCGTGAAGTCTGAGTAGCATTGTCAAATGTAATCGTCAGTGCAATTGTCATTGCTGCACTTTCGCCATAGTTGGCATCGCCGTAGTTTACTTCTTTCAAGTAGCAGCCACTCAATTCCCATGATTCAAGTACCACAGGAGCTGTAGCACCGTTGCCGCCGTCAAGTACATCAAATCTAGTTGTAAACTTGTAATCTGCGCCAACTGCTGCTGAAGCCATTTCAAAGAAGTCCAGTTGTTTCTGTAACTGTGAACCAACCAGTTTTTGTACATTGGCGCCTGCATCATCACGTAGGTTGCAGGTGACATCGCCCCATGAATGTTTGCCGGCCATTTTTAGTGTGGAGTTGTAGATTGGCACATCAATCTGCTCGAACGACACTGTCGGGCGTGTAAAGTCAATGACCTGTTTGGTCATTTCAGTTATGTTTGGTACACCGTTGCCTGTGCCGAATCCGTCGAATTCTACTCGAAAACGATATTTCAGTTTTGGCATTAATATGCCGCCACTGTCGCCACTTGATACGGGCACTGTCATTCTGTTTAATGATGCTGAAGCCATAATTTTTATCCTCTGTTACTGTTATTTATGCTATCTATACCTGACTAAAAATAGGGGCGCCAGGCCCCTATTTGTTAACCTCCGGCTGCGATTTCTCCGGTGTTCTTAATACGAACTGGAATGTAGATAAATTCAACAGCTTTCACTGGCTCAATAGCAATGTCTACATACAATTCGTTGCGATCTATACGAGCAGGGGTGTTGTTTGAATCATCACACACTACTAGGTAGTCATAGATACCACGTTTAGCAACCAGGTCAATCATTAGGCCGTCGATCGAATTCTTAATTTGATTGCGGGTGATCTGGTCGTTTGGTTCAAACAGATACTGTTTGCCAATGATGTCCAAGCGTCCACGGATAAATGCAACCAAACGTGCCACATTGATACGATCCATTGCTGTGGTATTACTTGTGGTTGTTTTATTACCAAAGTTAGTGATACCTATGCCAGGAATAAACGTGATTGGGTTGATGGCATTTTCATACAACACATCGCGCAGACCTTGGCGCACACCCAACGACTCAAATTCACCTGATGCAGCGTTGATGTAACCTAGCTGTACAGCGTTGTCAATGACACCACGTCGTGTTCCGGCTGGGGCAAACCAAGGGAATGATACTTCGTCACTACGGATAATTGTGCGTATCATCATGTGACTTGGAGCTGTTACCACTGGGCTACCACTCAAATCAGTTGTTTGGCAGCTTGGGTAGAATACACCCATGTACTGATTGCCTGCTACTAGTCCGTCACCAGTGTCTAGACCCAGACCGTTGTTGTTACTTGCCCAGGTCAAGATATCTTGTGGATCTAAACGCAGCGGTGTGTCGCCAATGACAAATCCTGTGTTGTTGCGCTCGTTGTTGAGTGCAATCATATTTGGCATCAGTTCTGGATATGCCGGAGTTGCTATCAAGTTGAATTGACGCTGTTCTTCACGAATATCAACGTTTGTATCGATGCCAGACTTCATAGCAGCCACAATCATAGCACGTTGTGCTTGACGACCCATGTACGGAGAACCGTTGGATTTCAAGCCACTTGCTGTTACCCATGCATTGGTCACTGTAGGCAGTGTATCGTCTGGATAAGTGTCTGCGTTGAAATAATCAACTTGGAAACTCTTTACATTGTATCCTGAGCGGCGTGTGTTGAACAACAACATGCCCTGTGGATATAAACTTGGACTTGGAGCATCTAGGTCCAAGTAATCGCTTGTTAGCAGACTAGTGATTGTTGGGAAAGCACCAGTGATAGGATCAGTATCACCGTTTGTTGCCCAACGTGCGTCAGCAAACAGCACGCCATTTTCTGTGGTTTGGTCTGTGTTGTCCAGTGCTACCCACTGATCAACTCCGTTGACAGGCTGCCAACGGTACATCTTTGGATAATTTTCTAAATCACTTGTGTCAACCCATAGATCACCATACACCAGTGGAGACTCTGATTCGTCAGTTTGTGTAGTAGGTGCTGTGGCGCTGATAATAGGACCTGCAGCATTGGTTGTGCTCAAATCATAACCGCGAACATCATTGGTTACGTTTTGATAACCTTGCCATTCACCGTTGTCTTGGATCATGATGTCCACTTGATCCACTGCACTGTAGTACCATAGACGTCCGTCTGCTGGGTCTTGGTCTGGAGCCGCATCGCTTGCAGTATAGGTAAATGTGGGTGCAGATACCCAGTTACTCAGTACTAGACCAGTTGCAACACCATTCACGTACTCGGCATGAACTCCACGCACGTTGACAGTGAAACCAGCTGTGGTAACAGGTGTGCCAATTATATTGGTCAATACTATTGTTCCACCAAGGCTGTGTGTGAACACTATTGCTCCAGCACTGTTGAGAGATGCACTGACATAAGGAACGTTGGCAGCACTGACTGCTGCAATAAAATCTTCCGCTGTGGTTCCCAGCAGTTCTGCTGTAGCTGTGATAGGTACTGTTGTTCCTGGTTCTGTTCCTAGGACAGTAAAAGTGTTGCCCACTACAAACGGACCTGGAGTGTTTGTATTGCCGGTGATTTCTGTTGCACCAGTGGCATATCTTTCGTATATCACTATGTCGGATGTGTTGTTACGCTGGCTGTTTACTTTGCCGTATGTAGTGCCGGCAGGAATATTTTTACCGCCGCCACTAGGATCTAGAGTATAGGTAGCAGTTGATTCGCTGACGAACAACGGACATGCTTGAGCAACAAATGCGCCCAATATATCGCTGTATTTTTTAACCACCAACTGTGCGCCTTGGTTTACGTCAGAAATTTTCTGCCATACACTGCCAGTTGGATGTGGTTGAGTCTGGCTAGAGCCCCAACGTGGGACTGTGTAGCTAGGGCTTGGCTGGTAGGCCGGAGCATACGATTCACCTGTTGCAATTCCCAATGTGGTCAATGGTGTTCCAGATGTGTTTGCTAGAGAAATAACGCCACCGTTGCCAGTACTGCCGTCGTTGCTGGCAGTAGAGTCAGCATACAAGAACAACTTGCCGCCAATGTTGGCAGCATATACGCCTGTAATGCCTGCGTCATTGATGTCATCAGCAATGCCATCCACTGTGTTGTTGGGTGCTGCACGCACTGTGATCAAAGTATCATTCACTGTGAACGCATTGCCCTGTGTCAATGTAACAGGTGCCAGTGTGCCTGACACTGTGGGCCAAGCTGTTTTCCATTCATCACTGCCAATGTGTACCCATGTGTTGTACAGGTCTGACAATGCAACAGAGTTGGTTTGTGCAGAAGTTGGGCCACCGCGCTTGTAGTAGCCAGGATTAAATGTGCTGGTTGCAGTGATAGCATAGTTGCCAATACTGCCTACTGTTTGCAACGGCACTGTTGTGCCAGTTTCCAACTGTGTTGTACTGGTAATCACAATTGGAGTTTGCACTGTGAATGCACCGGTTGTGATATTCCATTCAAAAATGCCCCACTCACTATTGGTGGTATCTAACCAATAAGTGTTGTTGGTTGGTGCACCAAGTGGTCGAGTCAGTGACGCAGTGAGTTCAGTTAGGTCAATATCGGCACGTTGAACAAACACGCGATTACTGACGCCCAGTGCAGAGTATGCTGCCAGCAAGCCGTATTCGTTTAGTTCGTAGCCGTTGATTGGTGTTCCAGCTGTGGTCTTGTAGAAGAATGGATTGCCGAATGTAGCAGCCAAATCTCGCTGACTGGTCATTAAATAAACACGGTTAGCATTGGCTGCCAACGTGCCTGGAGCAACACCAACGCCAGCTGCACTGGTTTTGTTCTGTGCTGTTGCAATTAAAATATATGGTACTGAATTGGTAGCAGCAGGGATGTATTGACTCTCGTCAATGATCGTTACTTCTACGCCTGGGGATACTAATGCCATGGTCAAATCCTTTTTCTAAGTTACTAATATTTAGCACCGGTGCAGAAAAAACGCGATTGATATACCCTTTACCAAAGGGTTTCGTGCTAAATACCTCATGCAAAGACCTTTATGCCCAGCATGCAATCAAAGATTATGTGCAGTCAACTACTATCGTGACGGTGTAGCACACTACCGAACACGCTGCGAGTACTGTATTAAAAAACAACGGCGAATAAAGCCGCCTGTGGCACGGTGGCAATCTGCTGGTTATAAGAAAAAAGCCGCATGTGATCGATGCGGCTTTAAATCAAAGTACTCTGCACAAACGCTGGTATATCATGTTGACGGAAATCTACACAACACCGCAGCGGCCAATCTAAAAACTGTGTGTTTGAATTGCACAGTTGAACTCAAGAAGTCTGACTTGCCGTGGCAGCCCGGTGATCTGCTACCAGACCAATGACCTGTGCATATAGGTCATCGAAGCTGTAGTTGTTGTCCAGCACTGCATCAAACTCAGTGCCAACCCAGGCAGTTTCACTGGGGTGAATTTTTAATTTTTCCAACTGTTGTTTACTGGTTGCCCAGTACATGTTTCCGTTTGGACCACGGTTTGCATTGACTGCTGCCTCAAACCAGTCAGGCTCAGGGCCTCGCACAATACGCACCACACGGCCACCGGCTGCTTTAATCGAAGCAATTTCGTTTGGAAATCTGCAATCGCTGATCACCACATTGTCTTGACTGTTGCGTAGTTTGTTTTCCAAGCTGGCAATCCAGATATCATCGTGAAATCCACGCCGACACACTTCTGTACCCCATTGCTGTAGTACCCAACGCGGTGTCAATTCTGGGATTCCCAGTCGGTCTGCCCACCACGCATCCACTTGCTCGCGCCACTCTCTTGAATGGGCAGTGCGGCCTTCCAGCATGGTTCGATCCCAGCCAAATACATTAGCTACGGCATCTTTTAAACTGTTTGCAAAACTTTCTCTGCGAAATCCGTGTACGTTGACAAGATAATCGGCAGCGGTGTCTTTTCCAGACCCAATAAATCCGCAGATTCCAATGATCATTTCAGTGCCTTTATGTTGAGATGTTGTAGAGTTTGTTGTAGCATGCCAATCTGTCTACGGCAGTCTTCCAAGGCATGGTGTGTAGTGGGCGGAACAGGTAGGTCAGGCCACAAGGAAAATACTGTGCGACTATCGCGTACTTGGTAGTACTTCCAAGGCAAGGGCTTGTTGTAGCTTTTGTAAGCATGCTCCAGGATATTCATGTCGTAAGTGGGACCTTGGCTCCACACCAAGGTTGCATGCCAAATTAATCGACCCAGTTCATCCAAGGCTTGATCCAAGGGAATACGATCTTGTTCACCAAATGCTTCTTCTCTGGCATGTGCTGGCTGTGTGGCCCACCACGCAATTGTACCGTCGTCTATGGCACGGTTTTCCTGACTTTCCAGTGTGACTCTAGCGTAGTAGTGTTGGTCATAATGACCTGACCCAAACGGGTCAAATGTCTGGGCCGCAATGGTCAGTATGCAGGTATCAGGACCAGTTGCTAGTCCTTCGAGATCAATCATTAAGTGTGCCATGTGTTATTATAACACAGCATTGATCAAGATGCAATCGTTATGTTAGCCGATTACCCACGAAAGTGGCTGCGATCCGTCTACATAGTTTTTAAGATCATCCAGTAGCTTGTCCATCTGTGCCTGTGCTTCGTTTTTCATTGCGGCGCCGTTTAAGGTTCCGCCGCCTTGTGGACCAGCAATGGTGCCAAACTTTTCACGAGCTTCACCGATGATCATCTTGCAGTTGGCCACCATAAAGTCACGGATCCATTGGCTGATTTGAAAGTCGCTCAACAGATTGAATTCAGGTTTTAGGTTGTAGGTCCACAACAGCACATTTTCGCCGGTGCCTTTTGGATCACGGATCAGTTGCAGTTTCTTGGTAACTGGATTCCAAGTGTAGTTCATATAGCCGCCAAACATACGTGCGGCCAGTTCAACATATTGACTGTAGAAGTCGTAAGTGGCCAGGCCACCGGCCACGTTGAAGTTCATTAGATAAACGTTGACACTGGCCTGGCTAAATGGATCAAAATTTGACGAAAACGGACCAGCTGCATCACCAAAAGTTCTGCGGAAAATCTGACGAACCTGTATCACTTCTTGCGGCAAGGTGTAGATGTTTACATCCCGGACCAGTTCCATAAAGGTATAGCTTTCCTCGTAAGCACCCTGCGCACGTTGACGATACACACCTATGGTTCGCTGATAGGCAGCTTCGTAGTGCTCGGCATCTAATTCAAGGTCAATGATCTGTGCGGCCAGCTGTAGTTGCACATATTCAATGAGATTTTGTTTTAGTTGGTTAAGGCTTGACTGTTCTTCGATGGCCATAGTATGGAACTCCGTTCCATTTTATTTAGCAGTTTTGCTGTTGGCTAGCTAGAAGGATTGGGTCGTAAATCGGCACTGCACAAAACGTCAGGGTTCCTGCGGCAATGGTGGTGCTTCTCTTGAACGCAACCACTGTTTCCAAATTGTAATAATTAAACTGAGTGTCAATGGGCGTGGTCCATTTTAAAGCAGTTCCAATGCTGTTGTCGTTTATCTCGTAATTGGGCTCTACTGTGCCCGAGAATTCTGCCCAGTCAGTGCTCCAATCCAGCAGATACGGCAGTATCAATAAGCGCCAGCCTGGCGCTGTTCGTGCTCGCCATGGCCAATGTAATAAACGCACACAATATTCATACGGACTGGCGTCGCCTGCGACCCAGGGTTCTGTGCCTTTGTTGGCCCAATGTGTGCCGTACAACATTTCAGGATGCAGTCGCCCGCGACTAAAATAGGTGTCGTAGCTGGTTATGGTTTCGGGCAAAGGTATAGTGTAACCTATGTTTGCCAGACCTCGGAATCCCAAACAATTTCTTATTGTCTGATGGTCAGCAATAGTGATTTCGGACTTGTGAGCTTTTTGATTTTTAAACCACTGTGGTAGGTGATTACGTACAGGTTCCGGAGCAGGACAATTCAAGTACTGAATATGCGGGTCATGGCAATACTCCCATGTTAGATAATCTGTTACTTGAATGTCTTGCATTACCAACTTTTAAGAATAATCAAGTGCTCTGTGCCACGACCGTTAAACGGTGTCTCAGTGGTGGTCAAGTCTTTGTAGATTTTTCTAGCGGCTGGCTTGCCTGCGGCACTCATCAGTTTGAGTACATCTGCGGGCTTGCGCAGAGTTTTTTGCTGGCTTTCCACTGTGCTGTAGCCAATAACAGAGTTTGACTTTACAGTAAATGACTGGGCATGGCTATCAGCAACAAGGTGGATCAACTTGCGTTTCTTAGTGTCATACAACCAGGCTTCGGCCTTGTCCACCAGGCTTGCGGCCGGCAAGCCTTTGAGCTTGAGTTCAGCAAATTCTGTGATACATTTGAACTTTGCGGCACGTTTCTCTGGTGACACTGCCTTGACTGCACGTGGCTTGCGCTCAACCTTTTTAATTTGTACATAAGCGCCACAGTCAGAAATTACCAATTCACAAAACTTTACGCAATTACGTAACTGCACCTTGGAGAGGTAACCATAACCCTGTGTCAAATCAGCATCTTTACCTGCTACTGCGGCTTCAAACTCTGAGAGTTTGCGTGACCAGATCTGTTTGATATCATTGACCATTTGCGGAGCAATGTTCATTGAACGCATGAGAGACACTGGCTTGTAATCGGCATTGAGTTTGGCGCCGCTTGCAATAAACTCATCAAACATGCCTTCCATCTCACCTGCACACTCACTTACCTTTTCACGCAAACGGTCTTGGATTGTGATCTTTGGCACTGCGTCCTCGACCACTACCGCTTCTTCCACTGCTTCGTCTTGTTTGGCTTCTAAAATCTCAGCCAGCAGGCTGTTTAGTTTGGACTGTTCTGACTCTGTGAGTTCTAGTCCAACTATGCTCATGCGGCACAGCCAACCTGTGGTCAAACGAATTGAGCTGTCCGGAATGCGTTTAAGGGTACGCACGTCTGCTTTGCGGCCATGCGTTTCTAAATAGTTTACAATCATTTCACGGGCATCTTTTTTGCCGTAAAAGTAATTGTACCAGGAGAACGCATGGCTAAGGGCACTGGTGCGATTGTCAACAGGCTGTGTTTTCCACGTGGGTTCCATGCCCATGGCATTGGTATCTGCACTGCGTGGGTTTAGCGGCTTGACAGGTTTGGTTGCAATCATATTAATCCTTACTTAGTTTTGGGCAAGTGTTTTACAGCGTCAAAAAGTTTAGCGGCACGTTTGACGTCAAAATTTTTGTGCTTGTACATCCAGGCCTTTTTGCGTTCTGCTACTTCCAGAGCTTCTGCTAGTTTCCACTTAGTGTTAAAGTCCACTGTCATTATAATGCGGCTCATGTCCACAATATCCAGTGCATACTCTACCCATTTTTCTGTGGCTTTTACTTTGTCATAGGGCTGTATAAAACCCTTGCCTTTTGGGCCTGTGTACTTTGTTAAAAAGTTAGCGGCTTTCATATTTGCTCCTGTAATGAACAAGCATGTATTATAGCAGAGATTGAGTTTTATGTCAATCCCGCTATAAAGCGTTGTTTTTAGAACACAGTGCCGCGGAACTGCTCGTAATCGTAGAATGCTACTAAAGTATTATCTCGGAAGTAAACTGTAATGCCGCCCAAATCCTCGCGAGCATCCCACTTTGTCTGCTCCAAAATAACATTAGTGGCACGAACTTCCAGCTCGTCCATTAAGTCGTCGCCTGTGTCCCGGTAGCTTTGCAGAGCTTCCTCCTCATAATCTAAAGTGTATACTTCAGTATTATTAATTTGTGCGCTTTGTGCTTCTGTTAACATGGTGGCTCCCGTTGTTGTTAAGCTCTAATTATAGCAAATTGGAAATATTCAGTCAACCAGCACCATAAATAACGTATGCCAAGACTTAGCCTATATCGCCCCAATCGTACCGCTGACTACAAGTTTCTAGATCGAACCATCGCAGAAATGTACACAGTTGGCGGACTGGATATTTACATCCACAAGTACATGGGTCCGGCCACTGGCGACCCCGGTGATGCTGATGCCACGCTACCAGTGTACGACACTTCAAATCCTTTATTCATTGAGGATCTGCTGTTGCTAGAAAACCGTGATCGACAGTATGATCCCAACATCTATGTTCAACGTGGTGTGTACCGTGTAGCCGATATTGACTTTGATCTCACACAGTTTGGTCTGTTTCTAAACAACGACACCTTGTTTATCACATTCCATTACAACAACATGATCGACACTATCGGGCGTAAACTCATGGCTGGCGATGTGATTGAAATTCCCAATCTCAAAGACTATCATCCTTTGGATAAAAATCTAGCCAAGGCCTTGCCGCGTTGGTATGTGATTCAAGATGCAGCGTTTGCGTCAGAAGGCTTCAGCCAAACCTGGTTGCCGCACCTGTGGCGTGTGAAAGCCACTCCCATGGTCAATGCTCAAGAATACAACAGCATTACCAAACAGCCGTTTGAACCCAACAACATTTGGGATCCTGGAAACTTTTATCCAGCAGGAACCATAGTCAACAACGGCGACAAGTATTACACTGCCACAGGCCCTGTGCCGCCGGGTACAGACATCACCAACACCGCGTATTGGGCCGAAAAAACTCCCGATACCATAGCTGGCAAAACCTCAGCACGTACCAAAGATCTAGAAATCAACGATGCCATACTGACTCAGGCTGATGTAGAAGTGCCGCTGACTGGCTACGACACAGTGAAATTTTATATCTTGCCCACTACAGAAGATGGCCAACCGGCACAGTCAGGACTCACTGCTGACGAAACACCACCCACTGTAGACGGCACCGAAGGTGGCGAAGGTACTACTCCAAGGTCAGACGGTTATACCATTGGCTACTTGACCGGCGACGGCATTGCTCCAAACGGACTGCCAGTTACTTCAGGCGTTAGTTTTCCAGCAAGTCCTGTAGTTGGTGACTATGCATTACGATTGGATTATTTTCCAAATCGCCTGTTCCGATTCAACGGTACTACCTGGCTCAAAATTGAAGACAGTGTGCGTATTAAACCAGTATTTGAGTCCGAAGGACCTGCCGCTTCGCAGAGAGCCAGCTTTGTTAACAATAGAAACACAGTGCAGACTACAGATCGCGGCACGATTCCAAGTCGACAAAGTCTCAGTGATCTACTCAAGCCCAATGCAGACAACGGCGGTTAATAAAAATGACAACAGAAAATTCAGCAGCAAATCCAATGTTCTTTTACGACGAACAGATACGTCGTTTTTTGCTACAGTTCACAAGAATCTTTTCAAACTTTCAAGTAGAATACGGACGTAACGAAGAAGGTACAGCACATACACTGGTACGTGTGCCTATACGCTACGGTGATTCCAGCAGACAAGTGCAGACTGTCATGCAGAACAACTCTGCCAATTTTATGACATCGGTACCTATGATGAGTTTTTATATTTCAGGATTTGATTACGATCGTCCTAGAATGCAAGAACCCTACTATGTCAGCAACATTTCTGTGCGCCAACGCACCTATGATGATACCACAGACACCTACGAAACCACGCAAGGCAATGCATTTACCATCGAAAGATTGATGCCGGTTCCTTACAAGTTAACAATTAAATTGGATATCTGGACCAGCAACACCAATCAAAAAATGCAGTTGTTGGAACAAATTGTGGTGTTGTTTAACCCAGCATTGGAAATTCAAAGCACAGACAACTATCTTGACTGGACCAGTTTAAGTGTAGTAGAACTAGAATCAACTACATGGAGTAGTCGATCTGTACCTGTAGGCACCGAAGATCCTATTGACATTTGCACAATGACATTCACATTGCCAATTTGGATCAGTAGTCCGGCCAAAGTTAAAAAACTTGGAGTAGTCGAACGTATCATTGCCAATTTGTACGATGCCAAAGGCGATGCATCAAATGCAGTACTGGACAACGATCTACTACTAGGTACACGCATGGTGATCACACCATGGGATTATCAAACCTTATTGATTGGCAACAAATTGCAGGCTTTGCGACCCAGTGCTGTAGTTGACCAGCCCAATTCCAGCTTAACCGAGCCGGATTCGCCGCCCAGTAATCTATTGTGGACAGCACTGATAGGTGCCTACGGAGTACTGCGCCCGGGTATTAGTCAAATCTTTTTAGAGCAACCTGACGGCACTGAAGTTGCCGGAACCATTGCATACGATCCCTCCGACGATAGATTTATGCTGTATAATATAGATGAAGATACTGTGCCGCGGAATACCTTGTCGCCAGTGCGATCTGTGATTGACCCGCTTCGCAGTGGACCCAGCAATGGATTGCCAGCACCAGTTGACGGTCAACGTTATTTGTTGACCGATGACACTGGCAGTGACAGCGGATATGCTGCGGCATGGCAAGGGGTTGACGGACAGCCGTTGATTGCTCGTCGCAACGACATCATTGAATATTCAGACGGTCGTTGGCAGGTGGTATTTGAAAATACATCTAGTCCTAACAATATTCAATATGTCACCAATATCACCACCGGTATTCAATATCGGTGGACCGGCGCAACATGGGTCAAGAGCTATCAGGGATTGTATCCCGGAGGACAATGGAGAATAGTACTGTAAATGCTGTGGGTGTATGGTTTTATAGCGTGAGCACTCAACGCTATCTTTACCTGCTGCGTAACGATACACGACACCCGGGATCTTGGGGACTGCCGGGAGGCAAGTTTGAAGCCGACGAAACTTTAATGGAAGCCATGGTTCGCGAGTGTCAGGAAGAACTGGGCTATATGCCAGATTATCTAAGACTGATTCCCATAGAAAAATTCACCAGTAGTGATGGCGGATTTGCCTATCACACGTTCTTTTGCAGTGTGGCCAGTGAGTTTGTTCCGGTTCTAAACGACGAGCACATTGGATGGGCATGGATTGACAGTGGAACATGGCCTAGACCCATGCATCCGGGTCTTTGGTCCACAGTAAACTTTGATGCTGTTCGTAGCAAGATGGCCACAGTAGAACACTCAGTTCAAACGTCGCAGTGAGTCACAAAGTCTCGAAATCCTAGACAAGAGACATTGGCATTCATACGCCAGTCACGAGACATGTTGGTTTCTTCACCAACTAAAATAAACTTAGTCGATTGGTATGCCCGAAATACCTGATTCACATGATCGTGCCATTCACTGGCTGAACCAACAGTGTCGTTGCAATAGCCCAACAGATATACTTCTTTATGTCCGTCAAATGCTGCCATCCATACTGTCAACGCTTCAATTGCCATCAGTGTGCCATAGGGAATTAGATAAAACTCACCGGGATTCAACAGGCAGTTACGTGTGGTAGCATATACAATATTGTCAACCGAATACCCAGAATCAATCAGTTCTCGAAGAATGTCTTTGTTATTTTCTACTGTAAAGTCCAGTCTCATTTCTTTGGCAATTGTACCAGTTCCGTAGGTCTGTAATTTTTTTGAACTCAACAGGCCACCTTTGTGACGTTGTAGCCTAGTGTGATCAAATTTGTTTTTGTTTACACTGCTGCCAATGCAGGCAGCACGACCACTGATGTGTTGGTTATGGATAGGATTAGCAACCCATTCTCTGTTCTGAGTTTTTTTGCCGCCGCTCCACTTGCTTTCGGTGATTACAAATTCACCTTCGTAATCTGTTCTGTATTTTTCTGTGATCATAAACGTCCCACTGCAATTTCAATAGTTCTTATATCATCGGTAGTGATTGTTTCCAATGATTTACCCAGTACACATCCAGGCTTAAATTTTGATACGACAATTGCCGTTGCTGTACCCGGAACTATGCCAGAAACCAGTACAGTTCCTTTATTTACTGGACCTTGCACTCGACAAGGCACACGCCCTGTTAGAGCTATGGGCAACACAAATTCTCCCTGCTGTGCCGAATTCATCAAGTAGCTTGGATCAGTTGACACCACACCAGCAACAGCAGTGTCGTGATCATGATCATTGATTGTGACTTCTTTTGAGCCACCAAACACCACAACAGTTCCCGGAGGATATGATTGATCACTAGTGTATTTTTCTGCTAGGTCAGCCGATGTTGAATTAAAGTTCAATGCTGATACATTGCCAGCGGAGGCAATGTCACCAGTGGCACTTATAACACCGTTGGTATAAAGAGTCGTACCATTCCATGTCAAATTTGGCGAGGCTCCCATGGTACCTGCATTGTTATACTGTATTTGTGTGTTGCCGCCACCAATTTGACTCAATATATTGACCACAAAAGTCAATGGTGTAGTGCCAATCACAATTGGATCATTGGTAGTCAATTTCCATTGTGTGTCTGCATATGTTACTCCTTCGGTGACCATGACAATAGTACCAGCCAGTAACTCACCAGTGGCATTGGTGTCAGTGGATCTTTCCCAAGTGCCGTCAGCACCTGATCCCACTGTTGTCACATAGTAGATACCATTTTGACTGGCATTGGTCTGTGCTGTAACTAAAATACGATTATTGAGAGACAGGGCAACACCATCAACTGTGGCTGGTGCACCACCACTTAGAGTGATATTGGCGGTGGTGACTGCGCGAACTGCTTGTTTGTAGTCAATATCAGAAATTTGCGAAGCGCGAAGTCTAGTTAATCCCATATTTGTCTCATTGTTAGACAATATTTAGTCAAAAAGAAAGGATCCGAAGATCCCTTCTTTAGTTCAAGGTATTAATACCTATTAGAAACGTCCAACCACAACTTCAATTGTACCTTCGGCACCATCAAAGTTCTCTAGGGCCTTGCCAATGATTGTACCCGGTGCTGGAGCAGTTTCGGCACGAGCCAAACCGTTACCAGCAGATACCATCAAGTCACCTTTACGTACTGTGCCTGTTACACGGCATGGTACACGACCTGTAAACGCCACTACAGCAACGTGTTCTGCTTCCAATCCTTCATTCATGACAAATGCTGGATTGGTAGACACTACGCCAGCTACTCGATGATCGCTGTCTGTGCTTAATGTAACTTCGGCACTGCCACCAAACGATAGCACTGTACCAGGAGCATACTCAGCATCAGCTGTGTACTTCTCTGCCAAGTCAGCATAACGAGCAGTTGTTGCAGTTGCAGTAATAACGTTTGCACTAAAGTTTCCGCTGCCGTCACGTGCAACAATTGCACCGCCTGTGTTTGCGCTTGTTGCGTTGGATCCCAAGGTAATAGCACCAGATGCTGCGCTGACTGTGACTCCGCCGCCACCTGTCAGGCTAACTACACCTGCGTTAGTGATAGTAACTGAACCTGTTCCAGCACTTACCCCAATACCTGTACCTGCGGACACGCCAGTAACACCGGTGTTGGTAATTGTAACTCCAGTAGATCCATTGTAACTGGTACCACCAAGACCTGTACCAATTGTGAGTGTACCTGTTGCTGTAGCAGTGATTGTACCTGAACCACCTAGGGCAATCGAAGTACCGTTTACTGTCAAACTAGCGTTGGCCAATCTGGCTTGAGCCAATGTGCCCGAACTGATGTTGGTAGCACTGATTGAAGTGACGTTGGCGCCTGAGCCGTTGAGTGTGGCATTGACGTTACCAGCAGTGACGTTGCCACTGACACTTAAACTGGTCAATGTACCAACGCTGGTAATGTTACCCTGTGCTGCTGTGGTCACTGTACCTGCTGTAGTAGCACTTGGCACTGTGCCAGTTACGTTACCACCTGGAATGCCTGTTAAACTTGCACCGGATCCACTGAATGTAGTAGCACTTGCTGTACCGTTTACAGTCAATCCAGTCAGTGTACCAACGCTGGTAATGTTACCCTGTGCTGCTGTGGTCACTGTACCGGCAGTTGTTGCATTTGGAACTGTGCCAGTTACGTTGCCACCTGGAATACTTGTTAAGCCTGCACCTGAACCATTGAACTGACTACCAGTCACTTGACCTGTTACACTTACAGTGGTACCTGTGTGGTTTGTAGCACTAATATTTCCACTAGTGATGTTGCCACTTGCACTGATCAGGCCGCCTGTCAGCAAGTTTCCACCTGTGATGTTACCTGTCAAACTGGCTGTTGTACCTGTGTAGTTAGCAATGACGGTGGTTGCATT